TCAATTCCGTATGTTGAATGCACGGCAACAGTATATCAATGTAAGCAGCCGGCAGCTTTGGCGGCTTTTTTGGCTGCTCCTAATTTACCACCTAAATAAAATGTACCAACAGCATTACCTATAGGTCCAAGAATGTCTTTAAGAAGTTCCATTATGTTGTAATACGTAGAATTATTCTTCCAAGACGATTTTTCACGATCTTTAAAGATTTCGGACATTTGTGCAGCAATACGGGCAGCATTAGATTCATACCGAGCCTGACTAGCTTTAGACATACCGGCCTGCCAGGCATCATTGTAGAAGCCATTGTAATAAGCAGCGTTAGCACGATACTCAGCAGCTATGGCTTTGAACTGATAATCAGCCAGTCTATCAGCCATCTTATTACTAAGCTTCTGACCAACAGCCTGAGCCTCGAGGAGGGCCTGCTGTTTGATCTGGGTCTTTACCTGAGCCTCTGAAAGCTTACCAGCCTTATATTGAGCAAAGATATTGGCTGTTTTCAAGAAAAATTCAGCCTGCTGCTGAGCGGGCATAAACTTATTAATTATTCTCTGACCTTCAGCTTGAAGTCCAAGAAGAGTACCTTGAGCAAGGGCTACTTTAATATCCGTCTCAGTCGAGAGGTTTTCCAAACGTTTTTTACGCAAGTCGATTCCAAGCAAGTTGGGTGCTTCATTCTGTCGACCTAGTTTATACACATCGGTAAGCCATTCAGAATTACCTCCAATCTTCGACATAATGTCAGCTTTCATCAAATCGTCTCCATAAGCACTCGTTAGCCTAGCGTCGATACCACTGGAAATAGCACTACCTATCTGTGCTATACCAGAGGCTACATTCTGAAAATCAGCAGTATATCCGGTATAAGCCGGAAGACTAGGCACCTGAGAAGCAGAGGCCTGAGAACCAGAACCGGGAGACGACTGTGCACCGGAAGTAGAAGCAGATCCAGTATCTACATTCATGTTATAGGGATTAAAGCCGGCAGCTTCCATACGGGCACGTTGTGCAGACGGGTCGTTATATGCGTTTTCACGGTTCCATTGATCCAAATTCCATTGTTGCGAGGCTTCGCGTTCAGAGGTCTGAAAATTTCGATTTTTCAACGCTTCCGAAGCGTTGAATTCGTTATTAATCTGATTGATCTCTTTAGCGGCTTTAATGGAACGCTTTACAGACTTATTGGACATTCCGGAACCGAATAAACCAGACACAAGAGAAAGACCACCGGTAGCAAGGGTGGCCGTTCCGGGATCAATTGGCATTATTCAGCAGCTTTTCCAGAATCACCAGTCGCCTCAGACTGCTGATTGGGTTGTACTGATTCCGTGAGTGCATCAAGCTCAGAGCGGATAGAGTCTCCTGCTGATCCAAGGGATTCAATCCAAGCAAGGACTTCGGAAGGAGTTTGTATAAACCGGGACTTAATTGCTGTAAACAATTGTTCGTCTGTATATTTATTATCATACGGAGATTTTTTAGGTTGTATTCCACGAATAAGATTCAGGTACGATTCTTCGCCAATCTGATTACGAAGACGTTCGGCATTCATAAGAAGGTTAACATCTGAAACGTAATGAATTACTCCATCATCATCTTTTACATAGCGAAGCATTTCAACTGGACCAATCTGACAATAAATCGCAGACTTTAAAACTCTAGCGGCATCCAATGCAGGAGTTTCAATTATCTTATCTTTTTCTTTTTCTTTTTCCATAATAACAAGAATTAATAAGGCATTCCATCATAATCGAAGTTACGGACAGCTTTGATATCCATATACAAGGCAGTTAAAAACTGATCAGTATCGATCGTGGAATCACACTTAACATTAAAAATACTATCCAGAACACGGGGGTTTACCTTAAAGAAACCATAGTTGAGGTTCAGAGCCAACGCTCCAGAAGAAGTTACAGAGGATTGCAACCATTTAGAAACATAAGAAGGATCCAATGGAGCGACCCAATTCTTAAGAGTCGAGCGGAATGCACCAAGAACTTCGTCATAACGAGTTTTTACATCGAAGAAACGAGGAAGATATCCCATAGTCTGAACACGATAATCTACACCGGAAGTCCATGAAACACTTTTACTATTTACAAAACGACCAAACTGGATGGTTTGCATACCGATACTATCGAATTCCGGGAAAGGAAGATCTGCAGTATTCGTGTAAAGAAGATTCTGAGGTTGTCCGGTAACTACGTAATCCAAGAGGGGGACATTATGATAAATACCAATAATAATACCATATTCATCAAACTGACCAGAAAAACTTCCCTGACCGGTACCAACACCTTTACCGGCAATTTCAGCAACATTATCACCAGTAATATTAGTATTAACTACTTCCGAAAGATCGATATTAGAACTGGATCCTCCAAGATAAACACACTTATCTGAAAGAACAGGACTTAAAGATACTCCAAAATGCGCCATAATCTGACCACGGGCATCCTGATCAGCAAACTGGGATACTTCACGATATTTTTGTACAGCCTCTGCCATACGGAGTTGCAGAACAGAAAAGGAGGAAGCCAATCCAGCAGCACGCTGTGCATAAACACCATATGTAGTATTAGCATTAAGAATAGATGAAGTCTGCATTTCTAAAGCAGAGTGTTGAGAAGGACTAGAACCACTACGAGCGAGCAATCCTGCACGTAATGTACCATCGTTTATATCCACCAATCCAACGGGGAAAGTTCCTTCGGATCCGGAGGCATCAACAATAGACACATCACCAAGTTGAGAATCAGGCATTACGCCCATAAACATATCCTTCGGCCAATTGGCATAGCGAAGGGTGAAAAGGTTGTCATCGGAATAATATTTCTTGGCAAGAGTAGCAGAATTCAGAGCTGCAAGGACATTTCCTCCGGAATACCAATCAAAATTGTAAGTGTACGGCTGATTTTTTTCCCACTGAGTAAATCGGAAAAAATCGGCATAAACCTTTTGATAAGCAGCGAGAGGAAGAATGTGCATCGAGGTATAACCAGTAGCAGATGTTTCTGAGTTACGAAGATCAAGAGAACCAGAAAGACCAAGAGACTTCTGGGCATCAATCGCATTGGAAGGAAGAAAATTACCATACCGAAGATACATCAATAACTTTGCCGACATCGTAATCGAATCAAAGCCAAGAAGATTTTCAATAACTGAGGAATCCTTTCTAAGAAATGCAAGACCGGTTAAAGAAGCATAGTCATTGGACTGCAGACCAATCGATATCCAAGGAATATCTGTAGTCACAATCTTATTTGAAGATAGTCCGGTAGCCTGAACGGGATTGTCCTGCATCTGCATCAAAGCGGTAGGCAAATTCTTGTTAATCAAACGGAGAGGTACAAAATAAAAATCCAAATATTCACGAATACGGGTATAGGCGGCTGTATTTAGCGGCTGAGTACGGGTGAAAAGCTGGGTCTTAATTTTAAAAGAATCTCCAGGGTAAACGATATCCCAGAATACAGGGAGCAGCTCACCAGTCTTACTAGTGAAGCATACTCTATTAGATAAGTCAAAACCGGAACGTCTGGGATGATTTTTCACGGCTGACATATTAAATAAGCTCATCAGAATGGAATTTTAATTTGTTTTGGTTTGTCGCTGCATGGTAAACTATTCATTCGGAAGATGTCTCCGAGATAACAATCAGTATAATACAAAGGATCATAAGCATAATCAAAAACTTTGTTTAATATATTCATTTTTTTAGTCAGATCGACCACATCTCGTGCATTAACAAAGGTTGTAGCTACTAAAAAATACTGATCCTCGATAAAGGTGTCGGCATTGTGCTGATAAATATATACTTTATATTTCGCCATGATTTCTATAAGATTGTTTAGTGAATATACCTACAGCATCGTTAATTTCTCTATGTTTTATACGCTTTCGAATCTCGCTGTGAAGTTTATCACGGCAAAGATTTCCATAATCCGAATCTACGAATCGTCTGACTTTTTCTTGTTTTCGATCCCAAAAAATATCCGACCAATCGCTCTCAAAAGCTTCAGAATCATGGAAAAGATCTTGGAGGCTTTTTCTTTCTCTTTCATTGTAAAAATTAATTGAGTTTTCAAGTGATTTTTTAATCAACGAATATTCTACTCGTGTTGACAGCAGAGTATAACCAATTCCGTTAAGAAATAATTCAGACTGCCGAAGAAACATATACAACCGAGAATGAAAACTTCGCACCTCAGAAGGGTCTCCCTGTATTATTTTCGTATAATCGAGCTTAAGAAAGGAGAGAATGCGATGCAAAGGGTAGTCAGATTCTATAAACTTAGCCGCAACAGAAGGTCCTAGGTCCTGAAGGTATGCATACATGATTCCGGGCGACTGGAACAAGGTTGCTTTCTGGAGTGCGGGTCTTTGTTTAAAGTTTCTAGCATATCGTAATATCTCTGTAAGTTCATGAATATCGCTATGTCTACGTAAAGCGGGTCTGTAAAAGCAGGTATCGATAATCGTGCGCCATGGGAATATAGTGGTATTAAAGCCATTATACGGCAAGCTCTTTCCATCAATGAGTTCATCGAAGTTACCCGATTGAGCCTTCTTAATCGAAGACTCGAAAAAAGCGTATCCGAACTTATTTGAAAATCTCGCGAAAGGCCGAATAGCACGAATTTCCTGAATATGTAAGGGGATAGAACTAAAGCTATTAAGATACGCGCTAACGTAGTCTTCAGCGCTGCCTCTCGAGGCAGAACAATCGACACGTCCAAATCGCCAACACGAATTTGCAATTCTGACAATATTCTGGGCGAGTTCATCGGAGTCAAAGAATAGTAAGAGATGGAAATGCGGGCGGAAAGAGTTGGGTCCATACTCTCCCACAATGTATGTGTGTATTGATTCATTTATTCCTAATTTAGATATATATTTTCTCACACGCTTCATATAAAGAGCCACGTCATCATGCAAGAGATAAGGAATACGGCCTGAAAGGGCAGGATATTTGCCAAAGAATGAAAGATCAGCTTTCTGTACATAAGAAGTCCAATAATCACGGTTTACCGAAAAGGAAAATGTCTCCACTTTGGGTGATGCAAGACCGCGAATTCTTAACTTATGCTTAGCACCACGATACGTATAAGTACTATACATAGGGTTACGATTACGACAATGAGCAGTAATCGCAAGAAGATCAGCATCCAAAGCTTCGATTTCGTATTCATAGTACGGAATGTATCTTTGGGCATAAGTAAGAGTGATAAAATATACATGACGAGAAACCAAAGATTGCGCATGAACTTTATTCTGAGAAAGGATCGACTTATTATAACGGCAAGCAGGACATGTTCCGCAAGGAACCATAATCAATTCACCAGTGTACGGATTTTTAGTCCGTACCTGATGCTGACACATCGAAAAGACTTTTTGTATGAATTCCTGTTGGTTCATGTCCTGTAAAATTTAATCCTTATCGTTACTTAACAAATAGAGATTTTCTTCCGGAAAAACGTCAAAAACCAAAACAGAGTTACTGCCGGGTTTTGCATTTTCATGCAGGAAGTGTAACAATTCTGCTTCCTCTACTACATAAATTTCAGGTTCCATCGGTCGTTGAGGATCCTGTGTCTTCGGATGTTTAAGTACTTTGAATAACATATCTGTTTATTTTAAAATTGTGATACGCAAATATTCAAAAATTTTTCTGAAACATCAAAATCTTTTCATATTTTT